AAAAAATCTGTTAATCATGAAGTGATGTCTCTTCTTATTAAAGTTCTTTACATTCTTGTATTGATTAGGTTTTGTAAACATAATCTTTACAAAATCAAATAATTTTGTTTCGTCTAGCATATAAATTATACCTTAAACTTAAAGTAAGTTTTTAAAAAAGTTCGTTTAATTTCTTAGTAGAAGGTCTTTCTTTACTACTATCGTCTTTCAACGTTGCGAATGCATCATATTTTTTTGGAGCTCCTTGTGATTTTTTCGCCATCCAATCTGTTCCTTCTAGAATTTTTTCCATTTGTGTAATGTTAGTAAATTCTGGTAGAATATTTCTATCTGCTTCTATATTCTTATAGATATCCTTTTGAATTGCAAGAGGAATAGTATGATAGTGTAATAGAACTAGATCTAGATTTTGATTAAATCTGATTCTAATTTCTTTAGGATCAGATTTACCAACAACCCTATAAATAATATCTACAAGTTTATTTACTTGTCCTCTATTGAAAAAATGTTCTATTGTAAATTCGCCTTCTTCTTTTTTATATTGATCTAGTATTTTTACACAGTGTTTTTCGGTAAGAGAATAATTTCTAATTTTACCATTAGAAGCTGCTTTAGTCCATGTGATAACAGATGGAATATTATCAGACTTATCACCCTGTAATATTTTACCAAATACAAAGTCGTCACAATTTATTTCTTGAACTTCTACCCTATTCTTATCCATCCATGCTTGAAAGTCTTCTTTTAATTTATCGTATGCAGATTCTTTAGATGAAATATTAAAAAGTAATTCATCGTTTGTCATAGATGCTGTTTTTCTAGATGCCATTACATCTTCAAAGCCTTCAAAGGCAATAAGCTTTTTCTTAGAATTATAATACCATAGAGTATATGCATCTGTTGCTTGGTTATAATTTACAAGCTGAATAAGGTCCCTGTCACCGGTCCATGCAATACAATTTTTACCTTCACTGTTTAGTTGTGTTGACCAGCCATACATTACATCATCTGCCTCTGCACCCTGAACCTGGTGAATAACGATACCTTTATTTTCTAGTATTTTTTGCCATTCAGAATAAACATCGAAAACTGCTTTCCAATTAATAGAATCGTCATGTGTCCTAGTTCCTTTGTATTGTGCATCTGGAAAAAGATCTTTACGCCATGATTTGGCGTCAACTGCAACTACAATCTGATCTACAAAAGGAGACATTTTACGAACTTCTGAAGCAAAATCAATACATAACTTTCTCATAAGTTGAGATTGAGATTCTTTATCAGCTAAGAGCTGCTTTCCTTTAGGTCTAGGTAATACGAATAATCTACTATGTAAAAAGTAGTTGCCATCAATTAATAGTGTATGTTTTCCTAGTTTCATAATGTTGGTGTTTATATAGCTAATATAAGCAAAATTTCTGAGATAAAAAAATATTTAGCCAATTAATTTCTAATTATTTCCTGTAATTTATATATACAACTTAGCATGGTGATTGCAGGATCTATTACATGAACTCTCTGTGCTTGGTGTTCAGCCACAGTTACTGCGATTTGAGGAATATGTTTAGTACTGTTTCCTTTTTCAGACTGAATATATTCTATAAACTCTTCTCCTAGGGTTTGAAGAATTTCATCAACTCTATTTGAATATTCCCCAACCAGATATTTATAATTTTTAACCGGATCAGTTTCATTAAAGATTAATTCAAAAACATCTTTATACACTGAGTTAAACTTTTTAACATCATCTAGTGTAATATTGCTTGTTCCTTCAGACTTATATCCTTGTAATTTATTAAGAGTCGAGCGAAGATCTGGAAAGTTTCTGCGGACAAATTCAACCAGTGCTGGTTTTTCTATTGTCATTTCTTCTTTTCCACATATATCGTATACTCTTCTAATATATTTTTTAGTTAATTCACTTTCTTCTTCTTTATCAAAGTCGAAATTGATTACCTCAAATCTTGAAAGAATAGGATCTGGAATTTTATTTACATAATTACAAGTTGCAATAAATCTTGAATTAGATGCAAATTGTTCCATAGTAGCTCGAAGCGCTTTAAAGAATTGATCAGATACACCATCTACCTCATCTAATATAACCACTTTCATTTTACCCTGATCGTCTAAGATTGACATAGTGGAACAGAAATCCATAATTCTGGTTCTAATAACATCGACTGAAGTATCTGTGGATGCATTGATATAAATGTACGGAAGTCCGAATTGTTTAACAATTGCCTTCGCAGTAGATGTCTTACCGGTACCAGGGCTCCCAGCCAAAAGTACATTTTGAGTTAGACCATCTTTAAATTTTGACATTACTCTTTCTGGTAAAATCAACTCGTCTAAGTTACTTGGACGATATTTTTCTGTGAACAGTGTATGAACCATGTAAAATTGTTTAATAGTTATACTCATAGGATAGCCTTTGTTTCATGAATAAATACTATATGGCATATAATAAGAAATATCCTAAAATAGAAAGAGTTCCTACTCACTCTCCTTATTCTAATAGGTTTGGAATTAAGCTGTCTAATCTTGCAAGACAACAAAAAAGATTATTGATAGAAAATCCAATTTTAAGAGAAAGATGCCAAAGTGATCAGTTTGTTCATATTATCTTTGGAGTATGTCAACATAAATACACTGCTCCTAAAGAAAAATTCTATTATGATTGGTCTACTGATTCTTTTGTAAAAATGGAAGATTTAAAAGAAAGTTACAACACCATAGATTGGGTTTGCGCACTATCTGGTAAACCTATTAGATCTAAAACAGATGACTTTAGCTTAGAAAACTTTGTTCATCCAGATTATCATGATGCCCTGCTGGCTCCTATGGTGGATAGCCGTATATTAAAGTCTTCAGTTGAGTTTAGAAAACACGTAAAAAAACTCCTGCTGAATCAACAACAGGAGTTCTTAAAATTAGCTCGTAAAAATTCTAAAAAGAAATTAGATTAGTTTTGAGAAACGATCTTTAACTGAAAAAGATTCTTTAATTATTTCTGAATGCTCAATCTTTCTAAGTTCTGATTCTATTAAAATTCCTAATTTTGTATTTTCAATTTGCCAAGATTCTTTTGCTAAGATCTTGTCCTTTAATTCTTTTGCCTTTTTAAGTTTTTCTTCATCACCAGACTCTTCAGCTTTTTTAATGACTGCGTCAATTCTTTTAGTCATTCCTTCTTTAGAGTTATCTGTTTTATCGACAGTTTCTTCTTCCGGTGTTTCTTCCTCATCATCAACACCAAATGCGTCGAAATCATCTTCTTTATCGTCTGGTGTTTCTTCAGCGGAAGGAGTTTCTTCAGCAGAAGGAGTTTCTTCCTTCTCATCTTCTTCTTCTTCTTTAGGCTGTAATTTATCTTTATTTTCTTCCCATTCTTTAGCAACTGCAGGATCTTCTTTTTTTGCCTTTGCTAACTTTTCAGCTTCTTTTTCTTGCTCATTTTTTAAACTAGTTAATCTTTTCTTTTGAGCAGCTTTAACCTTTTGTAATCTTTCGTTTAGATCTTTTTTAATTTCAGGATCCATATCGTCTGCTAAGTATTTTAATTTATACTCAGTTTCAGCTTGTAAAATCTCATCTTTCTTTTGTGCGATAAGAGATGTAACCTTTCCTGAAAAAAATCCATATACTTTTTCTTTTCCATATTTAGAGTCTAGACCCAATTTAAATTCGTCAGTAGCTTCTTTAAGATTTTCTTGCTTACCTTTTAGATTTTCAATTTGAATATCTAATTTAGCTTTCATCTTCTTAAGAGCTTCCTTTTTCTTAGAATCAACATCAGCCTTACTTGGTTTATTTGTCGCTTCAGCCTCTTCCATTGAACCACCTGAAGTTAATTCTTTTTTTCTTTTTTCAAGCTCTTTAACAGAAGTTTCTACCTTAAGCTCTTGCATCGTAATCTTCTTAAGCTTATCATAATCTTTATCTACTTCTTTAGCTATTTTCTTATTTCTCTTCGCGTCAACCGCTGCTTTAGTGGTACCGATCACAGCACCTGTAATCGCAGTTAAACCAATAATAGCTCCCATAATAATAGGATCTTGCATAATTACGGCTGTCATTGGATTTGATTCGTTAATAGCCTCATCCTGTTCTTCTGATTCTGTTAATTTATCTGAAAGAGTTTTAAGAGAATTAATAATATCATCACAATCTTTCATTAATTTAGAATGAGAGTCATCTGATGAAATATCAGTTGGATTTGAAGAAGAAATAGTTGCCGTTGCAGTTCCTGCTTCAATAGACGCAGAATCTTTAGCGACTGGAATGTTATCTTCGTTAGATTCTGTAAATGCTTTATACCATTGTTCGAATGTTTTCATCTTAGTATATTATATTTAATAATTGTTATAGACTATATATCCATTTAAGTTTCAACGAAACAAAAAAAAGGTCCTCTAAAATAGAGGACCTTTAATATTAAAATCTATTTAAGTTCTAATTAAAGAGCTAAGTTTTCGATTTTGTATGTAACATATTGAGTTTCTGGGTGGAAACCTGCTTCAACTAATGCGAATCTAGATTTAACAGCAACTTTAGGAGCCATAGTTCCTTCAGCGATTGTTTGTACTGATTCAGCCATTAAGTAAGGCATGAATACTAATCCAGGACCGTTACCGTCACCTTTTCTACCAACTACTACATCATATCCACCTGCTTGTTCCCATTCTTGTCTTGGGTCAGTGTAGATATTTACACCAGCTACAGAACCTACTGGGTAGATTGCACCTGCTGCTTGTGATAATGTGTTAGCCATTGGGTTAGCAACGAAACCAGCAACTGATTGTAAAGCTGTAGCCACTTTAGGACCTACAACTGCGAAGTTACCAGCACCTCTTCTACCTCTGTTTGCGATAAAGTTCGCAGCAGCAAGGATTGAAGTTAAGATTCTTCTATGGTTAGAAGCGATAGTTTCACCACCTAATTGGTTGTTTTGGTCTAAGTCTAAGTCTAAAGAAGCACCTGATTGAGTAATGTTAGATGTACCTAATGACTTAAGTTTAGCTAAGATTAAGTTGTTGATTGACTGAGTTAATTCGTTAGTTAATACTGACTCAACTTGAGCAACAGCATCTACACCGAATTGTTTTAAATCTTGTACTTGCTCTCTAGTAACTGCAGCAGCAACTTGGAAAGTTTCAGCAGCAACACTTTTTGAGAATAAAGAAAGACCCATGATGTTGTCAGGAGTCTGTTCACCAACACCTCTTGAGAATGGGTTACCAGACTCATCAGCACCAGCAAAACCTTTAATGTGGTCTTCTAAAGCTTTTACTAATTCAGCATCAGCGTAAACACCAGTTAATGGTGCAGTTTCTGCATTAGCATCTAATTTGATGATTGAGAAACCATCTAATCTTGATTCACCAACCCATACGTCACCGTTTGCCGTTACAGTAGCTTCAGCAGTATTAGATTTAATGTAAGTTGGGTTAACTGTTTGATTAGCACCGATTTTACCACCTTCGTAAACGAAGTCTAAGTAAGATAAAAGACCCATTGGTCCAGCCATTGGTACAACTGGTACTAAGTCTAAACCGATAGTTTGTGCAGCAACTTGCATTGCTAATGGTAATAATGTTGGAGCTTTATCTCCCGAACCTTCAGCACCTGTTGCTACGTTCGGTAAAGATACAGGACCCATACCAAAGATGTTACCAGCATCGCCTAAAGCCATGACGTGAGCATCTTCATAAAGTTTGTGGTTATGACAGTATTCTGACATCCACGCTAGTTTTTCTGCTTCGTTGATACCTGTAGCTGATTCGATGATCGGAGCCCAAGTTTCTCTAACTTCTGCAGAGTTAATTAAATTTGCCATTTTATTATTTTGTTTTTTTTAATGGTTGTTTAAATCGATCTTTTCAGATCTTCTCGATGTATGTCAGATTTTTTCTTCTTATCTGATTATCGATATACTATATATTGTTATTATATTTACGTTTTTTACGTTTTTCTTAAAATATTAAGATATTACTTCTTAAATTTCTTAGCTATTTCTTCTTTTACGTTAGTTAAATCGTATAAAGGTTTTTTAGCTGGAGCTTCAACTGCAGCTTCATTTACCGTTTCTACTTTTTCCATAACTACTGCAACGTCTCTAAGATCTCTAGTTTGCCAGAAGTTTCTAACTTGATAAGAAGTTTCTAACTTATGATACTTAGATTGTGCTAAAAGAGCTGTTTTCTTAGCTTCAGATAATTTAGACCATGTTTCTTTATATTCTTCTGGCATCATTGCAATAACATTAGGTTCGCTAGTGTTATCAGCTTTGATTAATGAAGAATTCCATAGAGTAATAATTTGTCCTTCTGTTAAGAATCCTTTACCTTCTACTGCCTTTAATACTGTAGATTGATCTTCAGTAGATAATTCATTGTATTCTGATTTCTTAGCTTCAGAAATAAATCTAAAGAAATGAGGATTAGAATTTTCTTTAGCAGTTGCTTTTTCAATTAAAGCAGATAATTTAGAAGTAATTTCAGATTTGTATGAATCTAATGCATCTACTGCTTCTTCAACGTCTTCTGATTCTTCTGATTCTTCTGATTCTTCAGTAGCTTCAACTTCTTCTGATTCTTCTGATTCTTCTGTAGCTTCAACTTCTTCTTCTACAAACTCTTCAGCATTTTCTTTATCTTCAGCGTCAACATCTTTAACTTTGAAAGTTTCTCCATCTACTGTAAATTCTTCTTCTCCGTCTGCGATAGCTTTTGCTCTTGCAGCACCAAATGCATTACCTTCTTCAACGTCTTCTTCTTCAGTTTCTTCAACTGCTTCAACGTCTTCTTCTTCAGAAATTTCTTCATCACCTGCATCGTCAACTGTATCTTCTAACTCATCTTCTAATTCGTCAGATTTATCTTCAACTTCGCCACCATGATCTAGTTCATTTCCTTCAGCATCAACTGTAGGTTCAGTAACATCTGTAGAATCGTCTTCATCTTCAATTTCTTCAACTTCTTTACCAGCTTCATCTTCTAGTAATAAGTTAGAATTAACTGTTTCTGCAACATATTCTGCGTATTCAGTAACTTTTTCTAAGTTTTCTTTTAAATAGTCAATGTATTTTAATAAGTTTTCGTGTGTTGTAGCACCTTCGTTGTAAGATTCTGCTAAATAGTTAGTGTAATCTTTAATTGATTCAACACCTTCAGCAATATGCTCAGAGTATGAAATGCTATTATCTAATTTCTCAGATATTTCGTTATTTGTTGTAATCGTGTTATCTAAGTTTTCGGCTAAATATGCAGAGTATTCAATTGTTTTTTCTAATTTTTCAGCAAGATAGTTTGAATATTCTTTAACGCTTTCAACTTCAGACTTAACAGATTCGTCTCCAGTTAAAGAAGTTACTTCTTCTTTAAGAGACTTGATTTCGCTTGATAAGTACTGTGAATATTTGTTAAAATCTTCTGTACTTACGAATTTTGATTCAGCCATTTTTGTTTCAGTTTTATTTTCGGTTGTTAAAAGTTCTTTTGTATCGCTAATTTCATAGATTTGAATGTCAGAATCGTTTTCGAATCCAAATGATTCATTTACTCTTTTTAATTCTGCATTTTCAAAACCTGGATCTGCAACTAAATCATACGTAAATAATTGTTTAATTTTAACAGTTCCATTAGATTCAACTTGACCAGCTGCTCTAGATGAAATTTGAAGAGGAACACCAGCATCAACTAAAGCTTTAGCCTGGCGGCCTGCTTCTGTATCTAATAATCTGATCTTACCCTTTACTTGTTTTGTTTCTTTATCATATGATAATTCTTCAATAATGTGAGATACATTCTTTAAAGATACATCAAATGTTTGCGGGTGGTCTAATTCTCCTAATAGTTTAGAAGAACCTATCTTCGCTTGAAGGGCTTCAATTTGAGGAACGTATTCTGACTCAGTATAGATTCTATTGTTTCTATTCTTTTTGTCAATTTCACCAAAAACTCCTTCAAGGACGTATATACCATCCTTTTGTTTAAATTCCAGTTCACTAGAAGATCTTTCTAGGATTAATAGATTGTTTTTCGTATTCATATATTTTGATACTATGTTTGTTTATATATCTTTTGAAGAATAATGATTTTTCATTTTTTCTATATTTCTAAATCTGCTAAATCGCCAGATAAATCACCACCTGATTCTTCACCGTCTTCTTTCTTCTTTTCTTCTTCCTCTTCTTCAGTTTCTTTAGCAGTTTCTTCTGTTTCTACTTCTAAATAATACTTTACAAGAGTCTGCATATCCTCTTCCGTAAATGCGTTATTTCCATATTCATCATAGAAATATTCTTTAAATTCCTTTTCAGTCTTGCTAGTTTTAATAACTCCTATGATTTCAGCTGATTTAATCTTTTTACCTGAATCTAGGAGAATGTCATCAACGATAACGTCAGATTCTTCACCTACTTCTCTGGCATCTTCCTTTATTGAAGAATAATTTTTAAATGTTTGTAAGTGTTTCATTTCAGTATATGATTCATTTATTTTCACTATTGATTATATATTCTTTTTCTAGAAGCCCATGTCCATTGGATCTACCTCTGGTTCTTCTGCATCTTCTTTAGCCTGTCTTTGTCTATATGATAAATTAGCTGCTTTATCGTCGGGTGATAATTTCAAGTATCTATCGACTAAGAATTCCATATCGAAGTATGGCATTTCTTCCATGGTAACTGGATCTGTTTTCATTAGAGAATCTTGCATTGTAGATATAAAGTCTAATCGTTTCTCCATGATTTCCATCTGCTTTAATTCAGCAAACATATTCTCTTCATTAAATTGAATAGCTATTTGAGTTCTAAACCCTGCATCATCTTTAAATTCAGGAAACTTAAGACACATTTGTAACCATAGTGGTTTTACTAAAATTTCTTGGAAAGAAGAACGTAATCTTTTGATAAATTTAGAAAACTTAATTTCATCTCTAATCATACCATCGGCTGCTAGATTAAAGTCACCTCCACCGTCTTCATACATAAATCTATTGAATGGTATTTTAGAAACCATTTTTAATTTATCATTGAAATATTTAAGTGCTTCTGTATCTGATAATTCAGGACCGTCTCCTCCTAAAGTTTCAATCTCTGGAGATTCTCCTTCTTTAGATGGTAACCAATATTCTTTGTTAAATTGAAGCATTGGTTTTCCATTAGTCGCTAATGTAGCTGAATCCCAATCAAAGTCTACAACTTCTTTATAATTACCCATTAATTGTGCAAGAGATTGTTTTGCTCTTGTTTTAGATTTACCACCAACAGGAATAATAAACTTCATTCTATACGAAGAATTAGTAACTGCCCAGATAACTCTAGTATGTTCCATAATTCTCATCAAGTTAAAGGCTCTTACGAGTCTTTCTAAGTAACTTACCCTAGATGCAGTGGTTATTGAAGAATAAGAAAGATAGATGATCTGTGAATCATATAGGACCCTCTCCTTAACCGGATCGTCTTTAAATTGAACCCATACCTTTTTACCGTCATCTTTATTATAACCTGGCATTAATGTAATAGGATCTATTTCTTTAAATCCTATAATCTGATCTTGCTCAGGGCTATAAATAATTTCAAAAGAAAGATAACCATCAATTAAGAATTTTCTAAAGAAGTACCATGCTGATTGATCTTGATTAAAACCAAAGTATTGGTAAATATCCCTAAAAGATTTATTTAAATATTTAGTAACTTCTTCAGAAACATCCATTCCAATAAGTTCTGGATTTCCAATAAAGTTTTTATTATCATATACGATAGACTCATCACATAAAATATCTAATATATCTTCTATTTCGTCATGAGTTGAAAATCTTCTTAATTCGTCTCTTTTACCTTCATAGCCTTGATCAAAGAAAGGAATATTTTTTCTCATGTTGGTGTCTGCCATCGATAATGCGGCGAATGCGCCATACATATTATCGTCGTCTAGACCCATTTGATTCATTTGGCCATATCCAAATTCATCTTCTACTGGACCTATTGCCTGAGACTGCCTTAAGACTAAATCATCGTAATACATTCCAAAAGACGAGAGTCTTTTTAGTGTATCACTTAAGGTGAACGGTCTTTTACCGGTACTTAATGGTCCATTTCTTTCTATAAAACCTGCCATGTGTTAAATTTACAATTGTATTATACTTTCTCTTTATATATTCTTCTTTCTACGATGATCTTCAAATAATCTATTTAGCTCATTTTTTGTTATTCCATTTAAAGAATTAAAATCACAAATAGCTATTTTACACCAATCTTTATATGCAATCACTGCCTGATTTGATTTTCTAGAAGGTTTATATCTTCTAATTGCAAAATCATATCCACGTTGCTCTAAATATGCCTTAGCTCCTTGATATGAAAATGTTAATAATCCTCGTTGATTTTTAGCATTATCCGTCTTTGAAGCTCTTTTTATTGTAGATTGATATCTGTCATATATTTCATCTAAAAATTGTTCTCTAAACTTAGGAGGTAACATGGAAACATTTATTCCTATATCATCTCCGTCATACGGGTCTAATGCCAAAACAATAGGATTATCATCATACCATGGAATACCTTCAGTAATTGGGCTATATTCAAAAATATACATTTTACCTGGAATAAACCTAGACCTTATTGGCATAACAGATTTATTCTTTCTATCATTAAGACTATCTTCGAACCAAGATAAAGATTCCTTAGACGCTTTAGCCTTACCCTTACCCTTTACCAATTTTTTAATTTCTTCCTTAATGTAGCCCATTAATCCTGATTATTCAACTTTTATAAAACCTTGGCCAACTGACCATGGCTCTTCCGCCCATACATTTATTGCAATTGCTCCTCTTTTTCCTTCAATTACAGTGTCAACTCCGTGAACAACTTCACCTGGGTTAAAAATAACTAATCTATTTGGTCTTGTTTTAATAACCTCTGGTGTGTTTTCTTCTCCGTCTGTATAAATGTGTAAATCTCCTCCTTTAAAATCAAAACCAGGTGGATAGTAAACACATCCTAAAACTGGAAACATTCTATTTCCCGTTTTTTGTCTATACTGTACGTCATCGTCAAAGTGTAGTTCTAAATAATTTCTTCTACCATCTTCTGCTGCGGTTTGTAAACCCGTCCAATATTCAAATCCATTAACTTCCATGTTTAATTTAACTGGAAGATTATCTTTCCAGATATATTCTGCCAATCTTTGCTTAATATTTGCGGCAGGTTTATTCCACCATCCTTTCCAATATTTATAATCCCCTGTTGGAACATAAAAGTTATCTCCTTCTTTTAAAATGTCTTTTAATAATTGTTCGTCTTGTATAAAATCATCAAATACTGCTATCATGTTTTAAAATTTATATGTTTAATGTAATCCATTGATTATTGTTTCTTCTGTTAATACTATAAAATTCCAATTTCGCTGAGAACAGAATTCTTTAGCTGCATTATATTTATCCATATTTTTAACGTATTGCTCAGCCAAAAACTTATAAGATTTTAGTGCTTTTTTAGAATTTACCTTAGGTGGTTCAGGCTTCTGAATTTGTTGTTTTGGTTTAATTTCTACTAAATATTCTTTAACACTGTCATCGGGTTGAATTGCTTTAAAATAAAAATCAGGATAATATTTTCTTTTAGTAGAATCTTGCCTTGACCAATAGGGTATTTCAACTGGTTCACTTGACCACATACTTACTTTTTCATTTTTGTCACACCACATCATAAACTTACGTTCCCAGGAACTTCTATATATGATAGGAGTAGGTCCTGCATATTTAGAAGGATTATTAGGTTTAAAATAACCTTGATTAAATCCTGAATTTTTAGTTGGTTTAACATTCTTTATTGACATTAGATACTGTAAATTCCTGTTTGATTTTCAGAGTTACCTGATCCCTTGTCTATGGATAAAGTTCCTTTATATTTTTGAGGGTGAATCTTATTCCATCCCTTTGCATAACCTCTTTTTGCTATTTCCGTAAAATAGGCAAATGCGTTTGGATATTTTGGATTAAAATTTCTCCAATATTTTAAAAGATCTAAAATAGCAAACTGTAGACAATCGTTTCTGTCGTCTTCGCTTACATATTTCATACGGTTAATTGCCTTTTCTGCGAGAAGAATTAACATTTTTTCTGCGTCTCTGGTTAATTTATCTTGCTCTTTAGAAAGAACCATTTGATCGTAAAGATCTCTATTATTTAGATAGTTTTTTGATTTTCTTCTTTTAGCCACAATGCATATTGTTTATTTATAGAGATTATACTCTCAAATGTTAAAAAGTTTATTACCTAAAAAAGGGACCGATGGTCCCTTCTTTATAATTCGATGATACGTATTATGCCTTTAATGCTTCAATCTTTTCTTCCCAAGATTTAATTTCAGAATTGATTAAAGAATCAGCTTCTTTAATTTCTTCAATTGATTTATCAGCTTCAGCTAATAAACCTCTTTGGTCTTTTAAGAAAGAAATCATATCTTCATATTTAGAAATCTCTTCAGATTTTTTTGCTTCTTCTGCTAATTCTCCTTCTAACATTTCCATTACGACCGGAGATGCATCTTCAGATGTTTCATCTTTAATATATTCTACGGCTTCATTAGCAGATGCTGAGAAAAATTTAGATAATTTGGTGTCTTCGTTGTATCTTGAAATAAACAGATTTTCATCTAATTTAAATAAATCAACGGTGACACCTCCTTTCTTGTATGTAGTAGCGAAATCTACTATCATAAAGTTTTCCATGATAGAGGAAAGACTTTCAAATAACTCAGCTTTATTTTTATTTTCGTATCTAACTAAACCGCTAGTTAATGCGAAGTTAGAAAAAGATTCTAAAATCTCAGTGTTATTGTTGTAAAATTTACCTTCTTCAATGTTGTAAATAAATTTAGAAGATCCGTGATACCATCTTACGGTTTCGTTTAAAAACTCAAAGCTTTCAAATGCAGAAATAGCAGATAGCAAATTTGAATTTTTAGGATTTTCAATAATTTCAACGTTATTTTCTTTTATTTCGTAAGTTCTACCATTTAAATAGAATTGAAAAGATTCTTCAATTTTTACGAAAGGAGCTAATATGTTTGCCATTTTATTATTTATTTAATTTTTTATTATTTATGTATATATCTGTATTATATGTCGTTTTCGTCAATTATGTTAGGGTCGTCTTCTTTTGCTTGAATTTGCTTGTTCTGAGATTCTCCCCGGTTGGAAGTAATAGACTTTTGTTTAATTTCAAACATTCTATTACCTGAATGAAATTCAGAGTTTCCACCTCCACCATAGTGTCTAGCTCCATTTGGCCCATAAGATACACTTCCTCCTGTTCCTGCTTCGCCTCCAGTTCCAGCTCCTCCATCAGGTGTGTTTGAGAATGAAGGAATAAATGAGTTAACTTCAATTGGAAACGTAATGTTATACTTATCTTTATCGTCAAATCCAAAATCAATAGGACTTTCAACAGTATAGTCGTCTGGAAGAGCATAATAAGATGCTAGTCTATATGTTCCTTCGTCTAGATGTCCAACTTCAACATTAAAGTAATTAGATTTGTATAATCTTTTGATTATCATTTCAGTGATCTTTAATGCGTCTAATGTCGAAGACACTAAGACTTCAATGTCAAAGTTTAGTGTTATAGGTATCATTTCAAATTCAGAAGAATATGACTGAAGAGATCCTTCTTGATCTAGTCTTGTGTATTCTCCCATAATTCTTCTATTTACAAGCTTAGAAGAATCTATAGAAATAGAAGATATTCTTGCAACTCCTCTTGGAACTACATCGTAATTTCCATCTGCAAACCCAGGATCTGGGTAACAGTCTTCTCCGGTTGGAGTTGTAAATAAAAAATTATCTCTTAGAAATTGATCGTCTCCTGTAATTGAATAATAGAAAGGAACGTCTATGTCTTTTCTAGTATCTTTATCTACTTGTCGCTGGAACCAGACCTTATTATTTAAATCAGCTAAAAGACCGATTATAATGTGTCTAATTATCGCGTCGTCAGAATTATATTTAAGATTATATGTTGCCATTTATTATAGGTATCTTCTTGCTGCTCTTTCCCAATTTGGTAGACCTGACATTTTTAAACCAGCCGCTTTAACAAATGTTCTCATAGAAACATCATTTGCATTTTTCATAAATTCATATATTTCTCTTTTCTCCTCAAGTGGCATTTCTGTAGGTTCTAAGTGAGGTAATAATCTTTCCATTCTTTCCATCAAGGTTGCATCATCTGGATTAACGTCAACTAAAATTGACCTTGATCTGATTGCTCCATCTGGATCTGCTTTATCTTTTGCTAAGTTTGAAATAAATATCACTCTTCCTGAGAATTCAAATGAATTAGGAACAATTCCATTTTCTTCTAAATTAAATGCTTCTTCAGGGCTTACGTCTTTAGGATCGTATACTGCTTTAGTCTTTTTTAAATAAGAAATCTTTCTTATTTTCTTTGTATCTAAAGCTGCTTTCATTAGGTTTCTACCGTTTTCATCTCTAAATACTGCGTCACAATCATCAAAGATTAATGTTTTATTTCTATATTGGTAAAATTTCTTATACATCATAATTACAGATGCAGCACCAGATACTAGTACATAGTCTTCTTCATCGACAAGACCTTCATCTTTCATTGCTCTTTCTACATTATATGTTTTACCCGTACCCGCTCTACCTGAAATAAATAGAGAGTTAAATGCACCAGCCGCAACTCTTCTTGATATTTCGTAAATATCTTCCATAGTCTCTTCTAGATATTTTACTTTATCGTCAAGTGTCGCTTCATTTTTTGTCTCCATTGGAGAAGGCTTAACTTTAACCTGCTGTCCTTTCTTAATGTTCATGATAGAAGAGTAAGGAACTTCTAATTCATCTGCTATTTTATTTACTGCGATACCAGATGATAATTTAGCTTCAATCATTTTAATCTCTTCTTTAGAAAAAGCTCTATTTTTTCTTCTTTCTAATAACATTGACTCCTGTATAGATGCAGCGTATTTTTTATCCATTAATCTAACAAATTCTCCAACTAATTTGACAATTGGAAATGTTTCAGATGAAATAGAAAAGTCAGATTGAATATTTGCAGCATCTGAAAAATAAACTATAGAACCTACAATACCTGGATTCTTAGCAGTTGCTGATGTTACCATAAAGGACTCTGTTCCTTTACTAGAATAAAACATAATTCCTTGTTTTTCTTCTCCACCAACCTCACTAAACATCGTGTATGGAAATTTCTTAAAGTCTTTCTTTGTCTTTTTATTTACAAATTTTGCAATTAAAAGAGCTGCTCTATTTAATGAAGGATTAGTAATGGATGGATCTACTGAATCGGCTTTTGTAGCTTCTACTAAATAGTCATCATATTTTAATATCTTATGTCTCATATCGGGACTTCTGTTTTTTTATAATATTTAGACTATATATCTTTATTCTATAACTTCTATATCTAGTTTGGAAAATCCGTTCTCTCTATAAATTTGTATTTTTTTATCGAATAGTTCATGAGGAAGAACTGTGTGATTAATTACAAACGTATTAATCTTGCTATCTTTGATAACTTGTGATAAAATTTTAAGAATATTATGAACTCCATCTGCGTCTACTGAAGATAATAGCTCGTCTAAAAATAATAGATTTAATTGTGGAAACCTTAACTTAAGTATTTTTATAATAGCTATTATAATTATAAAGTCTGCTTTTTTTCTTTCACCAGTTGAAAGCGTAAGTGGATTAATTTCTTCACCTAAGTGATTTATTAAACAATTGAATTTTTCGTCAAATCTAATATGAAATGGAAGGTGCATCGTTTGTCCCATTGCTGCAATATTAGCGTTAAGGCCTGGAAGAATAGTTTTTACAGCTAAATTCTTAACACCATCTTCTCCTAAAACTTCTTCTAAGATTTCTAAGAAATTATAACTTCCAGATGTTTCATCCTTTTTATTAGCTTTTTCTTTTTCTTGAGTTTCAAAATCTTCAATGATTTGTCTTAGATGAGAAAAGTCTTTGTTAGATCCTAAAGAATCCTTAATTTTAATAAGTTCTCCTTTAAGATTTCTAATATTAGTATTAATTGTAGAAACTTTATCGTTAATAGCCCTGTCTTTAATTCTTAAATCTGCAATATCGTCTTTAATGGAAGTTACAGATTTTTCTGCTTTTTCAATTTCAGAAGGAAGAGTATTGGCTTTATTTTCAATTTCCTTTTTTCTTTCTTGGTGAAAAGAAGATGTCAATTCACCTTCACATGTTGGGCATTTATCGCTTTCATATAACGCTAGTTTTTTCTTCAATTCGTCTAATTCATATTTTAGCTTTGAATAATTAGATTGTTTTTCTTGAAGAGTTTCTTGATTGCTTGATATTTTTTCAGAAACTTTAGAACTTGCTTCTTCTAATTTAATCCTATTAGCGTCATATCTTTTTAAGCTTTCTTTTAAAGCTTCTATTTCTTCTTTATTCTTAGTATCTGCTTCTGCTAATAACTGATTTAACTTCATATTAACTGAGACGATATTTTCACTAAGCTGATTTAGTTCTTTTTCATAAGAATCTAATTCTATTTTAAGGTCTCTTCTTTCTTCTTTAATTTGCTTTTGCATATCGTTAAGAATAGAAAAACCAAACATTTTATCTATGATCTGTCTTTTGTCATGATTTGTCATGGTTAAAAAAGACTTAAAATCATTTACAGATAGAATAATTATATTTTTAAATACATGGTATGGAATTCCAAATATTTCTTCTTCTAAATAATCTTGAACTGACTTTTTACCCGCTTTATCAAATTCTACACCATTTAAAAGAACCTTAAATCTATTTGGCATTAAACCTCTTTCAATCTCTACCTTAGTCCCTTTGCAATAAAGTTCTATTCTTACCCATAATTCTTTATTGATTCTATTGGGAAGATCTGCCATTTTAACACCTTCTACTTTTCCATACAGGGCATATACTATCGCATTCGCGATTGTAGTTTTACCTTCGCCATTCTTTCCAAGTGTTAAAAGTAATTCTGCCTTATTATCTTCAAACTCTATTTTTTGAATAGAGTTTCCATAAGATGCAAAATTTTTAAATTCTATAGACTTAATCTTCATACTTCGTTGTCATAATTATATGCACACTTATCGTGTAGGTTCTTTAAACTTTCTTTGACTCTTTCTCTTGTTTCGTCATCGTGTGGTAAACCATCAACGTATGTGTTACATAGGTGCAAGATGTTGTAATTTTTATAGAGATCTTCTATTTCATCCATATCATACAAATCTTTATCTAAGAAAGAATCTTGCTCATATATGTTAGGTTCTATTTTTCTACCTATTTTTTGTATTTTGTTTATTAATCTAGAAAGTGCACTTGTAGTTGCAATGTTAGAAGGAACGTATAAATCTACGAAGTTATTTCTAATCTTATCTTTAAATTCACCTAGAGGAACATTGTAAAGACCTGTGAGATAGTATTTTACAAACTTTGGTGATATAGTATTCTCATAGAAAGTCTCTTCCATTGTTCCTAGATCAACCATATCAAATCCCTTTGTATTGCCAGAATCAGAGCGTGTTAATTCATACGGTGTTCCTACTAATCTTAATTTTCCTTTAGTTTGTCTATAATGAATATGTCCAGAATAAACGGCATCATAATTCTTATATGAAACTGTATCTGTTCCGTGGTGATTTTTTACTTTAGAATTTAAAGAAACTCCCGAAACCTCTGAATGGCAAAATACAATTTGAGAATTAGGGAACTGTGCTAGGGTTTCTGCCTCATGCGCAGAATCTCTTCTCCACGGCATTAATAAAACTTTCTTTCCACCCCAATTAAATTCCTTAGGTTCTTTATATACTGCTACATTTGGAATCCATTTTAAAGAATCAATAGAACTTACTTCATTTGATTTTTTAGCCCATATATCATGATTACCGCATATAACATGAACGGGTAAAATTTCACCTAATCTTTCGAAAAGATCTACTGCATAGTGAAGAACTCTTAGATTTATACTTTGTCTATTATCGAATGCATCTCCAACCTGAACTAAAATATCCCCGGGTTTAACATCTCTTTTTAAAGTTGGAATAAATTGGTTTTCGTAAAAATCCTTTTGAATTTCTAACCATTCAAGAGAATTAGAACGAACTCCAAGGTGCATGTCTCCGAGAATCCAGATTCTATTTACTGGTTTCTCTAATACCTTAGGCTCAATCATAATTAAAAAAGTTTATTTATATTCTTTCTTTGTAGGACGTTAGTCTTTTTATCAAGTTCTTGAATGAGGTCTTCTTTATATTTGTTACTTAATGAAGAATAGAATTTGGTTGGATTAATGTTAAAGTAGTCACATAATTCTGAAAAAAGATCAATTATAGAATATCTGTCGTGTAGCTCATCATACATAAACCCGTAAACTTCATTTATATCTAATTTTCTTAATTTAGTTATTTGTTGAAATTCATCTATTTCATTAAATTTTTTAAATCTAGAATTAGTAATTAGTTCGTGAATTTTATTTCTAATTTGCTCGCTTTCTATTTTTTCTTCTTCATCCCTATTATCAGTGTACTGTGGATTAAGATTAAATGAAATCGATCCGTTTAACTCAAAGTCACCGCCATCTTCGAAAGTATTGTCAAATATTTTATCTCTTTTTGTTCTCATATTATAAACTGTGTATATTAGAATTAGTAACTTCGTCAGTTTCAGTAAGCCTCATGTAATTATAGTTAATGCCTAATTTACATTTAGAACCTCTACCTTCACCGTCTCTTATTTTGAGTATTTTGAGCCAATACTCGTAGCTAGCTCTCATGATATCATCTTGAATAATACCTAGCATGATATCTGCCGTATGTGAAAGACCGGCTGATTCTGCAACGTCTGTCATTGTGATATCACTGGAGTTATATCCGTTTCTTGTAATTTGAGTAGCTGTTACGATTAACCAACCGTTTCTTACGCCCATTGCTCTAAGATCTTCTGCTATTTGCTTGATCTTTAAATAGGTATTTTCAGAATTAGGATTTCTAAAATTAGAAAGAATGTTGATGTAGTCAATAACAACTGCTCCTAATTTTATTTTTCTTTCTTCTTCAATTTGTTTTAAATAGGCTTCAATATCTGGAACCGTCGCCTGTGAAGTTGGAAATTGTTTAACAAATAATTGGCCCGGTGGGGTAAATCCGTCTCCTACTGTTTCTAACTTTCTTTTAATTAAATCTGCGTTCTTAGATTTTTCTTCGTAATCAGATATATCAATTCCTAATAAATTAGAACCTATTCTTTTCATAAATTTAGGAGCTGACATTTCCGCTGTTATAACTGCAGTGTTAGTTCCCATCTTAACAAAGTTTGCTGCATCATTTGCAAGATAAATCGATTTACCGATGTTCTGTTCACCTACATAAACTACTAAAGATCCATCTTTATCGTATCCTCCGTTAAGGGCTCTATCTAAAAAATTATATCCTGTGGAAACCTTTTCAGCATCTTCAAAGGAGTGGTCTTCGGGTTTAAAGAAGTCTAATCCGAGATCAGAATTAAATACGATTGAGTTTCTATCATTAATTAATGTTTTAACCTTAGAAATGATCGAGTCTGCATTATCCGGTGTTACTTCGGTAGTTTTAATATACTCTATTGTATCGATAAGAGTGTTATCAAAATTACGCCATTTTATCCATGCTTCTGCCGTAGAAGTTAACCATTCTTCATCATATTGATCTAGGTCTACGTCGTATACTATATCTACTATTGATTCTTCTACTTTTCCAGCTATCTTATCATTTTTGATAAGTAGTTTCATTTGCTCATTAGTTGGAGTTTCGTGAAACTTATCGTAGAATTTAGTGGTTAAAAAATGAATTAAGTCTATATCTTCAGAGGTATAAAATCCTCTCTTAATATTGCCTAAATATTTAGGTTTTTGTAGAGATAACTTAAAGAATATTTTTTCAAAATCGGGTCCAAACTTCATATTTGTTTTTTTATAGTTATTCTACTGTTAATTCTTTTTTTGTTTTTTTGACTTGGATAATCATTATAGAAAAGGGTTTATTTTTATTTTATATGCTTCCTTTCCTTCGTTTTCATTGGTCTGTTCTATAAGACCCATCCCTATCGCTTCTTGCAAACCTTTTTCTATATTCTCGTCTTTTCCTTTTGCAAAATATTTTTTAAGAGCATGTTTAGTAAAACTTGCCTTTTGTCTATCTGGTTGCCTTACTGCTCTCGTAATAAATATATGTAATATGTCAAATGCGTCTGGAAAAGATTCGAGCTCTTCTTGAATACCTAGTACATATTTTATAGGTAACTTATCCTCATCTATCTTGTTTATATTTAACTCCATTATGCTTCACTGTCTTCTAACATTTCTTCAACATCGATTTGAGAAATCTCAGTATTGTAGTTAAATATTGGTTGAATGTGAGCTTCGATTTGCTCTAAGACTTCTTGTGTAAATACTAGATCTGAAAAGAAATCTTTGTTTGCAACTGTATGGTCTAGGTGTTTACATATCCATGTTCTTGCGGTTGCTTTTGGAATCTTTTCTCCTTTCACAATGTTTCCTCTTGTGATTCCACATATATCCCATGTTGCATATTGTTCTAATCCAACATAAGGATTCATACCTTCTGTAAAGTTTAAGTGAAACTTAATAGGATGTGGTTTTGCAAATCTATTTTTATCTGGCTTAGCAGTAACTATGATACCTACCTTTTCTGCTCCGTCTTTTAATTGCGCCTTATTTAACATCAATACAATTGATGCCGCATACTGTGGTCCTGTTCCACCGCCTGCGATTTGCATTGGAATAAAGGATTGAGATTGGTATGTGTGGTTTGTAAATAAGAAAGGTATTTTAAGATCTGCTAATGGGGTCATTATAATTCTAAAGATAGATTTTAAAACCTTAGATCTAGTCATATCTGATTTGTCAGAACCGCTTGCTGCGTCTGCTATTTCTTTCGCAGTTGCTAAGTTACCAGCTGAATCTAAAATAATCATTACTTTAGGAACTTCACCACCTGCTCTTTTAGCTTCTTGCATTTTCTTAGTAATCGTAGTTACAGAAGTTCTAAAATCTTGAACAGTGTTAGTTGGTTGATAATTTACCTTAGAAGTATCAATTCCGAACTTTTCCATTTGCTCTTTATCGACTGCTGCTTCTGAGTCATAGTAAATTACGCTATAACCTTTATCAATAGCTTCTCTTACTGTGTTTAGCATTAAAAAGGTTTTACCAGTTCCTGAAGGACCTGCAATAGAAGATGATCTATTATTGGGCCATCCCTTAAACAATGAACCTGATACGCATGCGTTTAAGTGGTAGTTTCCTGTGTGAATCCAATCTGTTACTTCTGAAAAGTTGGAACTTTCCATAATAGAACCTAAAGGATTTATATTAGCTAATTCGCTATTTAAATCGTCAAATGTAAAATCTTTATTTTTTGCCATCTTTGAATAATTTTTTTTCTTGTTTTCTTAGTGTTTCGAGTTCTTTTATTAGAACATCAGATTCTTTTTTTAAAGAATCCATTTTATCTTGTAGAGAAATTAACTTATCATAAATAACTTTATACTTTACAACAAAAGCCTGTTGTTCTTCATTAAGTTTAGTTGGATCTAGCATCTTCTCTTTCTTTTATTTCGTCAAATATACTAATTTGATTTTTATCAGTTCTATTTGCTTCAAGTTCTTTAATAACTTCTGGCCAAACTAGGTTTCTAACCTTATTTCCTAATTCATAATTATTAGGATTTGTTTTTACCAATTCTATTATTTTACCTTTAAAATTCATTTTGTTTATTTTAGAATAATGATGTAGAGTAAATTAAGTTTCTATTTAGTCTTTGAAGACCCACTGAAGTTAAAACTCTATTGATCGGATCTATTACAGATTTTTCAAATTGAGTTTCATAATCTACTTGTGGAGCAATTTCATACGGATGAGCACCTGGCTGATACGCATACATTTCACATACATTATGGTTACAATGATATAGTTTTAGTTTTTCACCATTACCTATCATTTTATACTTATTTTTATATTTAGGATTCTGATTCATTAAGAAATTATAAAATCCTGCTGCTTTAACATTTGGAGGACATTTTAATCCATATTGAAATTCTATAGTGTCGTCTACGATATATTTTTCAATGTTATTTGTTCTTTTATTGAAAGATATTTCGTCAACGTTAGCCATTTTAAATTCTTTCTTTGCAGTTTTCAAAAAAGAAACTAATCTACTTAACATGTCCGCAGTTGGTTTCTCAGAAAGAATTAATTTGAGAGCTTCGGTTAAATGCTTTCTCGCAAGTGTAGGAGTGGAAGACTGAATAGTATCAAATCCGATTGTCTTAATTTTCTTAAGAGAAGGGTATCTGTCATCTATTTCTAATTTATCTTCCCATGCAATATCCTGTAAATACTTTTTCTTAGCTAGCCAAATTCCAGAATACGCTATAGTTTCTAATTCGAAAAATAAGAAATTATCTGTATTGGTTGCTTCTGCATATTTTTTCATGGCGCCTGTTATATAATCTTTAATTCTAAAATTATATAGTTCCATGATAAATTTGTCAATAGGCATTTTTTCTTCGTGCCATTCAATAGATTCATACATTTCTTCAAATTGTACATAGCATGAATCTGTATCAATATAAACTACAGAAGGTCTTACTAATTTATTTTTAATAGAAATGTTAAAATGTTTGTGTACTTTCGAATCTTTAGGCCAAAATTCTTGAAAATATTTATTAAGAATTTTTTCAGAATATAGAATTGCGTTTTGACCCTGTAATGTAATTGACTCTGCAATGTCTATGTTAAAAAAATGGAACCACTTATTACCAAATGCACCATAAATAGAGTTCAGAGTTACCTTTACTGCTTGTTCATATGCAGTATACTTAGCGGACATAGTTTGATAATAGTCCGCTAAGTTTTGCATTTCATCCCTAGTAAGGTCTTCTTCGGGCTTGTTAATTAGTGTGTTTATATCCATCTATTACTCTGCTGTTTGGCAAGTTGCAATAGTTAAAAGTGTTTCAGAATCATTAGATCTTAGAACAACTCTATTGTCTAAGACATGGGCTGTATAATCTTCTTTATCTAAAAGATTTAGGTATTTTTTGAAAAGAGTTACATTAGTTCCTGAATCACCATCGTAATCAGGTGTTACTAGCATATTATAAGTTTTACCTAATAATTTAACTCCATTTCCATTCGCGTTAATTGAGAAGGTTTCTTCTTTATCTAATGAGAATAGGTTTCTCACTTTAGCAAGTGAAGTATAGTCTAAATCAAACTTGAAAGTAGACGCTTCGGTGTTAAAAATACCTTGAATTTGAGAATCCGTAAGGTCTTTATATCCTAATGATGGCTCAGAACATGCTAATGTGATTTCTAATTCATCATTAAAGATTTTAAATGTAGTTGCTACACAATCTTCTTCGTTTTCTACAAATTCTATTTCTGCAGAAATTGCGTCATAGTCAAATTGCTTAAATGCATCTGTAATTTTAGAAGCGTCAAAGAATGCTATCTTTAATTCTTTTTCTGTTTTAATAGCATCATCTTCTAATTGAAATACTTGAGCGATTGGCATCCTGTGATGCTTAACTGCATCTCTTTGTGGCAAGTAAGCTGATGCTTGTACTACGCCATCCTTTAATTTAAAATAGACAAAAGAATCAATTACTTTAAGTCTATTTACGAAGCCGATGAAGTTGTTTGAATCGACCTTACTGATTGAAATTTTCATGAATGTATAATTTTTATTTGTTTATTATTCTACACAAAAATCATAAATTGTTTCAGTAAAAAAATCGAAGCCAGGAAGTAGCGAACTCCTGGCTTCTAAAATCCGAGAACTATCTCGGCCCTAAGACGTGGTCTTCAAACCACACCTTTATCCATCACAAGCCAAGCAATCATCCATTGCTCGCTGTGCAATATCTCCTCTCAATACTGATTCAGTTCTCATATAGTAGAGTGTTTTTATTCCTTGCTTATAAGCTTCTAAATGAACTTGATTAATATACTTAGGTTCTGCCTGAGTAGGAAATGCTAAGTTTAAAGAAACTGCTTGATCTACGTACTGTTGTCTAACTCCCGCTTGTTTTACTAATTCCATCTGATTAATTTCCTTAAATGTTCTAAACACATCTTTAACTGAAATATAAAGATCTTTTTCATGATCAGTTAATTTGTCATAGGCAGTCTGTCTGATTGGAGCATCGTTACTTCCTTCTTTTACCCAATATTCATCTAATATATCAACTCCTTGAACAGAACCTCCATCTTCTAATATTTTATCCCATACACTTTTCTTATTTTGTTTAATCTTAGCTAGCATGTCTTCAAGTGCAGGATTCTTTCTAATAAAAGTTCCCTTTGCTGTTTGCTCAGTAAATACATTTGCGGCCCATGGCTCTATACCTGGAGAAACGTTACCTGCTAATTTAGAATTAGAAACCGTAGGGGCGATTGCTCTTAGGTGAGTGTTTCTCATTCCAGTTCCTACACACCATAGCGGTTCTCCAAATTCTGTAGCTAAATCTCTACTTGCTCTTTCACTTTCTACTTTAATTTGTGAAAATATTTTTCTAGTTTCAAATTGTGCAGACAATGAGTCGAATGGAATATTTCTATCTTGTAAATATGTATGCCATCCTAGAACTCCAAGGCCTAATGCTCTTCCTTTTTCAGCGGATCTAACTGCATTTTCAAACCCTCTCATGTATTTTGCCCTGTGAATAAATTCTTGAAGTACGCCATCTAAAAAGTACGTTGCTGTATAAATTAAATCAGTGTCTTTCCACTCATCATATTTCTTAAGATTCACAGAAGATAGACAACATACAAATGAATGATTTTCATCAGTATGTAGAGTAATTTCCGAACAGATGTTAGTCATATAAACTTTTAAACCATTTTGTTTATATGCATCAGGATTCATTCTATTGATATTGCCCTTAAACATTATATATGGTTCTCCCGTTGCTCTTCTTTTTCTAATCACGGCGGCCCATCTTTTACGAGCTTCTTTATCTCCAGCCTCTATCTTTTGCATAAACCCGTCAGATACTACAATACACTGGTGTACGTTTAAACATTGTCTGTTTACGTCACCTTTAGGTTCTCTAACCTCTAACCATTCCCAAAAATCATCATGTTCTATATCTATATTGACTGACGCTGCACCTCTTCTTACTGAACCTTGATTAGTTGCTAAAATTGTAGAATCATAAATTTTTATAAAAGGGACTACTCCGTCCGAGGTACCGTTCCCTGTAATAGTTGCTCCAGCTGGTCTAATTTGATTTACACCAATTCCAACTCCTCCTCCATGTTTAGCAAGTAACATTAACTCTAAATTTTTAGAACCTATATCGTGAATTGAATCAGCAACGTCGATCCCGAAACATGAAATTGGAAGGCCTCTTTCTGAACCTGTATTTGAAAAAACAGGAGTTGCAAGATTTAACCATCCTTTCCACATATAATCGAAAAATTTACTTGCTAATTCTGGTTTTCCTAATCTATGTGCCACTGTTGTTGAAACTCTCCAATATGCGTCCTTTGGAGTTTCTCCTTCTAAAAGATAACCTTTAGATACGGTTTTAACATATACTTCTGTGTTTGCCCATACTGGAAAATCTATTCCTAGCTTCCATCCTTCTGATTCTCCGCAATTTCTTTCTTTTCCCTTTTCGTTATACTCCGGACTTGGAGCATCGTTATAATTTCTAATCATCTTTAGTTATATTATCTTTTAAAATAAATCATCTTCGTCCCAGTTTTCATCTTCTCCTGCTTTAGAATAGTCAGTTGGCCTAATTGCAAAAAAGTCAGTATGTGTGTGTCCTCCTGTGAGGTGATAAAACCAATCTAATTCAGAAGCAGATTCTTTATTATATTCAAATGCAGAAGAATAACCTAATTCTGCGAGCTTTTCGTTACCTCTTTTCTTAATAAACTCCTTTAAATTAGAAGCTTTTAGGTTTTCAAGATCTCCCATTTCAAACATCTTATCAATAAATTGCATTTCCATGTCTATCATAAGCTTTGCTGCCTCTTTAACTTCCGTTTCTACCTCGTCTCTTAGTGTAGGATATTCTTCGCACATGTGATTAAATAATTGGCATCCCATCTTTGAGTGTAAAGATTCGTCTCTTACTGACCACTTCATTTGTTGGCCAATACCCTTAAGAAGGTTTCTCATTTGAAAGGAATAAAGGACTGCGAAAGAAGAGTAAAGAGCTACTCCTTCTGCAAATGCTGAAAAAATAGCTAAAGATCTAGCAACCTCTTTCCTTGCCTCTGAGTTATGTTCAAGATCACTGTGCTTATATTCAGAAGTAGTATTCATCAAGAACTCAAATCTTTCAGCGGTAGAAGGTTCGTGTAAAAATCCTGAAAAATCATCTAATCCTAAGGTTTCATTTAAATAAGAATATGCAGTCGCATGTATAGTTTCTTGTGAACCAAACATCATAGCCATTTGTCTAATTTCATGCTTAGGAAACCAATCTGTAACCATATTAGTCCAATAATCAGAAACCGCACATTCAGTTTGTGCAAACCCCAAAAGAATATTACCAACTAAGTTTTTTTCAGAAGGAGAAAGATTCTCATTCCAATCCTTTACGTCTCCTTGCATGGAGATTTCGGTATGTAACCAAAACGCTTGTGCCTGTTTTAACCATCCTTCTGTATAATATATTGGATATTCAAAAGGCTTAAATTCTACTCTTTCTTTAAAAATTGATGGATTCATAATTTACGTTTTCTTAATTTTTTACACAATAGACCTAAGTCTAAAAAAGACCACACTGATAACAGTTGGTCTCGGGTTGATAGGTGTTATATATTCGAGTACATATGTTAACTACCATCCCGAGAGAAAAAGATTAACTTAATCTTTTTCTAAGTTTATCAGCTTTTGTAAAATACTCATAAGAAGTATTCTTATAAGCTTTACGCTGATCATACAGGTCTGCTAATATTTTTTTTAACATTGAAGTTTCTTGCTTGTATACAACTCCGTTCTCACATACAATAACTTCTTTGTCATTTCTTCTTTCTTTTATCTCACTAGAATCTATTTTTTCTATAAAGGAATCTGGTGAAATATTAAATTGTCTCATAATAGAGGGATATAGAGAAGCAAAGTCAAAGGCGCTTACACCTTCATAATACCCTGTGATAGGTTCTTTTACAAAAGCTCCGGCATATTGTCCATTCTTTTCTCCATCTTCTTTAGGTTCTGATCCAATTCTTTTACCTTCTTCTGAAAGTTTTCTTGCAATCAATGATTCTGTTACAGCAACCGGAGATGCAGCTTTATAGAGAGGCATTTTTGTAATGTTTGCAAGAGTTAATAGAACTTCCATTGACTTTAATTGTTGATCGATATAATATACAAGAACCGAGTCAACTACATTATAATAAATGTATTTAGTAAAATCATCTCTATAAAGGTCTTGGAGTGAACCTGTAAACTTAATCTTATTTACATTTAGAACTTGTCCTGCTACATAATCAAGTGCATTAGATTCTTTTACCTTTACAGATCTATCATACTTATCATAAAGTTGCATGTAATCTAAGATTCCAATGTGCAAAGGTCTACTATCATTTCTATCTAAAGATTGAGTCATAGAAACTTCTGCAACATCTATTTGAAGTCTTTTACATCTGTTTACAATATATTGCCAGTCATAGTTAATAAAGTTCCAGCCTGTCATCATTGGAAACTTAGGTAGAAATTTCATTAAGAAGGTGTAGACCATATCATATTCAGTTTCAAACTTATGATACCTAAATTCCCAATCTTGATCAAAGTTCTTAAAATAGTTATTAGTATCTTCTTCAATCTTTTGAATATTAGAAGAAGACATATCTTCTAATCCAAGAACAATTGCTTTATGATCAGGTGTGATAATAGAAAAAGATAGAATTCTACTTTTTGCTTCTTCTGCTTTTGGAAAACCATCAACAATTTCTGTCTCAATATCGACAAAATATGTTTTAGGCATATTATATGCAAAAATTTCTTCTTTATCTTTTTCAGGTAAAGAGTCTAGAAAATAAGTTAAAGAAAATTTATTGTATCTTCTTGCGTTACCGAGCTTCACTGATCTTCCGTCCCAGTTTTTATGGTCTAAACTTCTACCCCTATCTTTACCGTCACATACATACCAATTCTGATATTGCTGAACTGGATATTGTTTAAAAGCTACTTTACCCTCGGTGTCGTAATACGATATAATTACATCCTTGTCTCTTTGTTCAATGTCTAATATCATTAATAGCCTCTTTTTTGACGTTGAACATTTTCTTCTGCTTTTGCGAAATAATAGTTGTATGCTGTTTTAGCATCGAGGCCAATTGATGCCGCATAATTAATAAAGAAGTGTAGAATATCTACCCATTCCATATATAGTTCTTTCTTATCATTTTCAGAAAGATCTGAAACTTTAAGATTATCAAACTTCGTGAAATCTTTTTTCCAATATTTCCAGATAGCATTTCCGCTACCGTCTTTAATACCTCCTAAGGCATCTGTCATTTCATGAATTTCATCAATAACTGCATGGGTGTTACAGTGCCAAAAATTCATAACTTCCCTAAGTGTCATGTCTTCAAAATTAAAACCATAAGTCTGCTCTTGCATTTTCTTTTGGTTTTCCATGATATCTGCCAGGTGAGTGGTAGATTCTGCATAGAAGTCTTTAACTTCTAAGTCTTTGCATTCGTTGTCTATGTTTGCCATTTTTTCGCTACTTTATTATAATACTTAAAACAATGAATTTGTTTTTAATTCTACTGGTCTTTCTACAGATCTTTTATTAACATTGTTAATAGCTTCGAAGAGATCAGTGTTAACAACTTCTGGGGCGTTATGTAATTTAGCCAATCTTAGTGAGTTTTTTCTGAACTTATCTCTTCTTTCATGATCGTTTGCTAATTCTAACATCAACGGAATAGAGGCTTCGATGTTATCTCTATCTACAAAGATTGCAAAATCTTCTAATTGAATGAATGGAACTCCTTCTGTTCTGTGAATTACATGTTCTCCCCAGTGTTTATCGAAAAGAGGAATAGTTCCTGCTGCGATTACCTCGCACATTGCATATTCTATCATAGAACCGTAAAGTCTTTCAGGAAGATTAAAGAACTCTGCGCCAAACATTGATTTTCCTAGTTCTCCCATTCCTTCAGCTAGATTATAAGGTCCGTGAATGTATAGTTTATTAGTCTCCTGTGGATATGTGATTGGATTCTTTTTTTCGTTTACTTCAAAGATGTCTGGTCTTAGTGTTTTTCTATCTTCTTGAAGAAACATAGGAAGAGCTCCCATTGATCTTTCAACTCCTCTACATTCTGTTACAAAATTATGATCTTTCATTAATTCCATAATATCGAACATTCTAAAAGGATCTTTAAATCCTGCAAATCTACCAAAATAAGTAGTTCTTCTTTCTTGCTCTTCAACTGGAACTACAACATGATTCCAAGCATCATAGTCATAAGGATTAAGATTCATTTCAATAAGTGGAGTATCAGGTGCATGTTCTCTTAATTTATTTGCAAAATTAGATCTTGCTGAATAATTAAACATTGCATCCATAGATTTCATAATCTCCCAATATTTATAATTCTTTGCGAGATTTGCAGTATTGTGGTCAAGGCAATTTCCTATTTTAATAGGATTTTCAAGACCATAAATACAGTGTTCGATAAAGTCTTCGTTAAACTCATCTCCAACTGATTTGTGTGGATATGATGTGTAATAAACTACATCATTTTTTTCAAGTTCTTTTGCGATATTAGGGATATCTTTTCTTTTGAATTCGGTTGCTACGATGTCTGTCATTTTGTGACGAGGCCATCTTTTTTCGATAGCTGCATAAATGGTTGCATCATGACCTTCTTTAATAAGCCAATTATAAAATTCGATTGTGTGTCTTGTGAGTCCACAGCCTTCGACTCCTTTTGCTAATACTAGTGCTATTTTCATATTTGTGATCCGTGTTTTATATTAAATCCTCCATGCTTTCTCCAAGATTCATCTTCTTCTCCTATCTGTATTTCTCCTTCATATCCTTTTTCAGAAGAGTCAGAATATATGTCCATTTCTGAATATACTAAATCTGCCAGGGCTTCGTGCGTTTCTTCGTCAGTTACTCCAATATCTGAACCTACAAGTTCATCCATTCCTTCTAAATCCCAATAGTTCTCTGCGAGATATTCTACAAACTCTTCTTCAGTCGTTCCTTTAAAATTTGGAAATTTTTCAGTTTCTAAAGTTACAATTGGAGTTGCCTCTGCAATGTAACGATACTCTGTTCTTCTTACCTGAACTTTCATATTATTTATTATTTACATAGTTATCTAAACCTTGAATATATGCAACCGCATCTAAGAGATTGTCTCTCTTATGATTGTAACTTTCTCTTGAAAATTTAAGTGCAACTAGTGCCTTAAACATATCTGCGCCTGTTACGTCATGGCCTGTCATACCCTTAAAGATTAAAGCTGCTCTGTCCATGCCTTCTGAAAAAGGACCATAATTACGGTCCGCTTCTTCACTCCTGTTATTTACAATTTCATTTGCTTCTTCTAGAATACTTTTCATAAGAATGTGTTTAGTTATTATACTCTATATATGTGTTTTGTTTACGGATAGTTCTTCTAATTTTTCTTCTATCTTTATAGCAACGTCTTCTGCTCCTTCATTGTATGCAAACTGTGTTTCGTGATCAGGATCAGAAAACTTAATTTCTTCTAACGAAATTTCTATGATTTTTAAAATTATTTCTTTATTCATTTTAATTAGATATAAAATTATTTAGGCTGGTTGTAATGTCTTCTGCGAGATGAGATGTTTTATGTAAATTAGACATTGTGAATTTACCTCTCTTATTTAAATTTTCTTTAACAACCTTATTTGGAAATATATATGCGTATTCTGCATTTAAATTAGAACCATATTCCCATTTAACAAACACGATATGTTTGGCATCTTTACTTTCTAAGTTTCCATAATGATACGCAGAAACGGTTGTATTGGTATGTTTAACTTCGTACGTATCTTTAAATTTTTCACAGGTGACATCATATCCTTTTTGATTTCCTCCTATACAAAGATATTGTGTTTCTTTTGTTTTTGTTAACCACCTTGTTATGACTTCTTCAGTGATCGCTCCCATGACGTTGGCATTATTTTGCCCAAAAGCTTTCTTTACTTTTTCTTCTAATTCTAATTTTAATTTTACAATTTCTAGAATATCTTTCATTCTTATTTTATTTTTACTTCGTAATTTTTATCCCACTTACCTATTTGAACCCATGTGTAATAGTCAGGAACGTGACCATAATCACTGTCTTCAAATCCTTCTCCCATTCCTTCGTTTAGAATAGGCATAATAACCTCCATTACATCTGCAATTACGGGTTGGCTTTCCCATTCTCCCGTATCTGAGTTGTATCTTTCTTCTCTATAATTTCTATAAGGACTTAGTTGTGTATATCCAGTGCCAAAGTCAGTTGGTCCATTCATAATTGCGACCTTGATTCCACTGTAATGTTCAGTGGTAATAGATAATTTATACTGTGGCAGGGCTTTTTTAAGTTGCTTTCTTTTTTCTGAAACTTGTTCTTTTGTTATGTAAGGCATATCTTTAATTAATTATTACTCTATAAATATAACAAAAAAACCCGAGATAAAAAAATCCCGGGCTGTTTTTTTTCAAAAAAAGTGCATTTTTATACGTCTTGTGGAAAATACTTATCTAAAGCTTCTAATTTATCATCTGCATCGACTAACATAGTTAATGCCTCATCTGCATTTTCATAAAAGTCTTTAGTGGAGTGGTCTCCAATACCTGATCCTTTATTACCTAAAAGGTCTAAAGTTAAAAGTGCTTTTGCTTTTTGTGCTAGAGCGTCTGCTCTTAACATTTCGATTAATTTTGCATTCATAATTGAGTTTCTAATAATTTAATAGTTTCTTCTTTTAAAAATTCTTCAAAGGAAAGGGGAATCATTTCTCCTAAAATAGCATTTACCTTTGAGCTATTAAGCGCGTATCTTCTATCGTGTCCCAGTCTATCTGGTACGAATTCATATTCTGGAGTTCTACCCATAATTTTTCCGATCATTTCAATAACCTCTAAATTAGTGTATCTCTCTTCAGAACCAATATTAAATACTTCGTTAATTCTATCTGACATCATTAAGTTATAAATAACTAGCGTATTGTCTGTTACGTCCATCCATTCTCTAACCTGCTTTCCATCTCCATATACTGGAATTTTCTTTCCTTCTTTAATGGATCTCATAATGGTTGGGATAAATTTTTCTTTATGTTGATGGGCACCATAGTTATTACATGTTCTTGTAATAATATATGGTAAATCAAATGTTCTATGTGCAGATAAAACTAACATATCAGAAGACGCTTTAGTTGCGGAATAATAGGAGGATGCAACTAAAGGAAACTGCTCGTCAGCGGTTACGTCTTTACTGATATCGTCCATATCTCCGTAAACTTCATCAGTTGAGATATGAATAAATTTCTTAAGGTTTTTATTTTGTCTTGCACATTCTAATAAATTAAAAGTTCCTTCTACGTTTGTTCTAACAAAAGGTCTTCCGTTTGCAATAGAATTATCTACATGGCTTTCTGCTGCAAAGTGAACTAGATAATCATATTCTCCAAGGTCTTCTATTGTTACGTCACAAATATCTTTTTGTATTAGAGTAACTTTAGTTTTAATATTATTAGGATCAGCGGCGTATGTCATTTTATCTACTACGACGATTTCTGCTGTTGGGTTTTTTCTTCCGATTGTGTTAACGAATTCAGATCCTATAAATCCAAATCCTCCGGTTACAATTATTCTCATTTCTTTTTATTAATTATTGAAGCAGCTTCTTCAGCTGTTACGGATTTTACATTTTCTTCTATGATTGAAGGATTCTGTAGAATAGTCTGTTTAGTGATAAGGTCTTTAATTCTGGTTGTTGACCAATTGTGAGACCTGGTTGTATAAATAACCTCGATTGGCATGTGATCTCCGGTGAATCTTTTACCGATGTAATCATCTCCTAAAATTCTAACATCTGGTTTATAAAACTCGATTAAGTTTAAAAGGTCTTCTTCTGTTTGATACGTAACCACCTCGTCTACGTATTTGATTGCCATTAAAGTTTTATATCTTTCATAAAGAGGAATTACTGGCTTATATTTAGTATACCTTGTTTCTGACGGATCTCTTTGTAGAAATACCATAAAGTAATCACAGTGTTCTTTTGCTGTTTCAAATGTGTAAATATACCCAGGATGGAGAAGATCGAAATTCCCTGCTGTAAATCCTATTTTACCTTTATTTTGATCCATTTATTTTATTTTCTTGTAACTTAATTCTAAGCCACAATTGGTGAATAATTATTTCAATAGATTTTTCATCATCCTGTTCAAGCGCAGTAATAATAGAAAACTGATCAACTAATTTTTTAGCAGAATCTAGATGATCGACGGTGACACATGAATCAATGACAGCTTCGATTTTCTCTATCGCTTTAATTGACCATGTTTTATAATTTCCGGGCCTGAAGATAATGTTATCCATATTGTTTATTATACTGTTAAATTAAAAATTGTTTATATTTTATATTTAGAACGATACCATTTAATTAAGATGCTAGCCGTTTTATAATTAGTAGCCAAGGGGACATCGTGGACGTCACATAACCTCATTAACATTGAAATATCTACATCATGTGGATGTTTATCCAGGGGATCTCTCATGAATATCACGCCAGTAACCTCACCTCTTACCACCATTGCAGCTATTTCGGCATCTCCTCCTAAAGGCCCACTTTGAACAGTGGTAACTCTATTGATTCCGGCATGCTTTACCTTCTTACCCGTAGTTCCTGTGGTAATAATATCAACAGCTTCATTATTAAAAAAATCAAGTCTTTTAGAAACAAAAGCTACCATGTCTGCTTTTTTGTTATCATGTGCGATTAATGCGAATCTCATCTTGTCCATACTATATAAATAAAAAATGCTTTGTAGTTATACAAAGCATTCTAAAATTGTTTAAAACTAATGAGTAGAGTTATATTTCCCAGATCATTACAGTTCCTGCATCATACCATTCGCTGTACCATCCTCTTTTATTTAACTCTTTTTCCCACTTTATATTTACACCTAATTCGTATGATTTACCAGATGTATAGTAATCATAGATTGTTACTCCTTTATATTCATCTCCATCTTCACCTGAAACCCATATACCACCCTGAGAACCATTAAATTCTTCAGTGGTTTTTACAAATCTCATGTATTTCTTTATGAATTTTATAGTATCTTCTCTATCATGTTTCTTTTCTGTAACCAATGATTCGAATGCAGCATCTTTATCAACTATTTCAAAGCTAACTGTATCATGAATACTTGTTTTTCTCTTTCCTTCTTTTCCTTTCTTTATTTCAACGAAAGCTTCTTGTCCTCCAACTTTACCGTCGACTCTTTTATAGAAATAACCGTATTGGGTTTTGATATATTCTCCTACCTTTACACTTTCAGCTTCAATAACTACTGATTCTGCGTAACCTTCAATATCCCATTGAATTCTTTGCATTACGTCTTCACCTCTAAATTCTTTCTTAGCCCATTGTAATAGACCTGGTTCATGTTTAGCGTTTTGTGCCATATCAAATGCATTCTTCCAACCATCATTAGAAGCTACATCTTCAATCCATTGATCGTATTTCTTTCTATTCCATCTTACTTTCTTAACGGCTTTCTTATGTGGACCATCGCCTAATATAGAAGTAGCGGCCATATAACTGCCAGGTTTAAATACACCAAGATCTTCTCCAGTCTCATCGTATTTAATCTCTTTTCTAAATCTTCTTAGTGAATATTCACCACCTTCAATTTGCTTTCTTCTTGAAACTTCACCTTGTCTTTTACCTAGTTCGATTTTCTTTTCTTCTGCGGTTTTAGGATCTGTTTCAAAATGTAAAGATTTAACTAAATCTCCAATACCTTCAAATGCTTCATTAGTTGGTTTACCTTGAAAAGATTCAAATGATTCTAAGTGTTTCATTTTCTTTTTCTTCTTCTTTTTATATTCTTCTTCAGCATCTCCTCTTCCGGCTGGAATATCCCCTGATCCAACTGATGTTTCAGTTGGTAAAGAGACTTCTCCCATTCCGGCCATATCGCCAAGTGATAAGTTTTCGTTTAATTCCATATCTTAATATTCAAATGGAGGTGTTCCATAATCATCCTGTTCGATGCCATACCAAACATTTCCTACTTGAAAATACCACCATCCGTATTTTGTGTCGTCTACTATTTTAAATTTCTTGGGTAATTTGACAGATTTTTTTGGAGCTCTAGCAATATACTTTAAAACTGGAACACCATCGTCCCATGTTTTTTTAGTAGATCTTGCGTCAACAGAACCTCCATCCGAAACAGCATCATAAACTTTAGCATCATCAATTTCAGTAGCTAAAGTATCAATTGCTGATTCATTTATAAATTGCTCATATAGTTTTACTTGTTTCATAGTTCTTGTTTTTTAATTATGACCAGCCTTCTGCTGTTTCCATAGTTTCTGCAAATTGTTCTGCAGTAGTTACTTCTCCCATCCATTCTGTTTCAGCTTCTTCTGATTCACACCAGACTGTTTCACCATTCCAAAAGAAAGTGTAACTCTGTTCTGAACCAAATGGATTTTCATAAGAGCCCGTTTCAACTGAAATTTCGTTTCCACTAGCATCAACGTTCTTAAAGCCAAAACCTTCTAGTTCTTTCTTTACTTTTCTAGCGTTAAATCTTTCGTTAATAAACTGTTCATACAATTTTACTTGTTCAAACTGTTTTTGAAAGGCTTGTCTCTTATGAACTTTATAGCCTCTGTTTCCTGTTCTTCCAGCCTCTGCTTCCATGTGAACTTGCCAAATAGTTGATAAATTTCTAGTGAATGTATTTAATTGACCTCTCCATGCAGTATTTGTAGTAACATGTTTAAATGCTTTTTGAGCAGCTTTCATCCAATCTGCATGTATTTTATTACTAGCTCCATAGTCTCTATCGTCCTTTGCCTTAAAAAAAGAATCAGAATCTTTTACAAATTTCTTTAATAATTTATCTAAGTCTTTATCAAAGTCGTTAAGATCGTATTTAGCAGGTTTAATATCTCCGTAAATTAATTTAGTTCTTTGAACTAAACCTGTTAAGAACTCTCTATCATCCTTGTCGCCAGTAGTTTCCCACTTAAATTTTTCTTCTATTTTATTATTCATAATTTTTAAGTCTTATTTTACCAAACTATGTTCTTGTTATCCCATTTAGCCATTCGCTGCTTAAGCTCTAGAGCTTTACGTTTAGCATCTCTTTTATACCAATCGCTTGAAGTTCCATATTTTTCTTCTTCAGTTTTTGCATTAACGTATGCCGAAACATATCCTTGATAATCTGACAATATATTTGAAATATAATTGGTTAAATCTCTAGGTTTAATATCTCTTCCTTTAGGATCTTTTCCTATTGATAATTCGTTATAGTCTCCCATTTCTTTTTTAGCTAAACCGGCCATTAAGAATTGATGAGCATCTTCAATAATTTCTTTAACTTGTTTGTCTATTTTATCTGGATTATCTGCTCTTTGTGCTAAAATTGATTGATATTTAGTGATGTTTGCTTGTTTAATATCTTTTGGATTATCAAACGCGGTAGCATCGGCTTTTTGAGAAAATCTTTGCGATACTTTATTACTTGTAGAAAGTCTATCTCTAACAGCGTCTAAATTAATAATGTAACATTCGTCTGAAACCTCTGCGATTCTTTTAATATTTCCTAAGCCTGTTCCACTCCATGAACTATGAGATTTATCTATCCCGACAGTGTCTTTAGAACCAGGGTATCTTCCTCTATTCTTTAAAGATCTTGTAGTTTTATGTCTTTGTTTTCCATCCACATACTCTCTAGTATATGCAGCATGATTGTCAAACATTTCGTTTTTACCATTTGAGACTGCTAATAGGGTGTTTCCTGGAATAATATCTTTTCCACCATAACTATTTCTAGGTGTGTAAGGATTTTCCTTTTCGTTTCTAGAAATCCAAAATACTAATACATTTCCGTATGTTTTTGCTTTCTTATAAACTTCAACTGGATTTGAATTAGTGATAACCATGTCGTCGGTTACTTTATCTAATGCTACTTTAGCAAGACCATATATACCCTGTATTAGTTGCTTACCACCCTGTCTGATGTCTATTAAGTTTCTTAGTTTAGAAGACTTAAGAGCTTCATTAAGTTCAATATCTAATGATTCAGTTGCTCTGTATTTTGCAAATTTACCCTTTTTAATCTTTTTAACTAATTCAGCTTCACTGTCGTCCATGTGACCATATACGTCATTACTTGTTGCTGCGTTTACTATTTCTCCAGCATCTCCAATAAAATAAGTTCCACCTGCGAATTCTTCTCCATCCATATCTAGATCCCATCCTCCAGCATCTAATGAATCTTTAGAAATTGTAAATTCTTTACCATCTGCCTTTGAAAGAGCCGATGCTAATTTTTGTGCTATTTTAGCAGTATCTTTCTGCTTCATAACCTTTGCTTCATTGATAAAATTATCGAAGTTAGTATATAGTTTCATTTTCTATAGTTTTTATTTATTGTATATATCCTTTATAAAAGATTCTAGGGTTAAGTTAACTACTTGCTTATTCGTAATTTCTTTAAAAATTCTTTTTCCATATTTAGAAAGCTTGATTCCTTCTTCACTTACCATAAAAAATCTAGAATTTCTTCTCATCCATCTTTTACTGTCAATAGATTTTTCTTTTAAAATATTATTGAATTCTTCTTCTGTTAATATTCCATCCGAAAGAGCTTCTATCATTGCGTTTCTAACCCTTGCAGATCTTCCAGCTGTTTTTGCTGGATGCTTGTCTGTATACTTTCTTTTTATTTGAATTTTAGATTCAGAAACTACAGATTCACCAATACCTGCAATATCTGAGTATTTAACCTCATGCTCTTCTCCGTCTTGATCGATTGCAAATACAACATCATCGTGCCACATTTCTGCATTGTCGTCATTGTTAGAATCTGGGTTATAAACTAGTAGTTGAGTACCGTCTCCTAATTGAATAAACATGTCGTCTTTATTCTTAATTGCTTTTAATAACTTTTTCTTGTTATATTTTTCTTCTACTTTTTCACCTGCTTTTAAAGGTGCCATATCTTTATACATGCCATATAACCAATCCATGAAGTCAGGTGTATTTTGAAATACTTTCTTATAATCTTTCTTAAACTTTTTTAAGAAATCATCCCAGTTTTTAGAATCGGATGCCATCAAATGAATATTTGACATTACACCTTCTGTTATAACTAATTTTACATCTTTGTTTTTTCCAGCTACGGCGTCGTCTAATTCTTTAGTTAAAGACTTTTTCTTTGCTGTTAAATCAATTAATTGTTGTCTTAATTTTGATTTTTCATCACTTCCTTCTTCAGCAGCAACATATACTTTAACTATATCTTTCATTTTATTAACTGTTTCTCCAAACTCCTTTGAAATCTTGTTAATAGAACGAGCTTCATTTAAGGTAGATTCTTCTAATTTTTTAGAAGCTAAATCTTTATCTTTTTTAGAAACATTATCTAAGTAAGACCCGTCTCCCCAGAATTTAACAACTAATTCAGTTTGAGTAGTTGAATGCATTCCTGGTTTGTAAACTGCAATATCTCTTAGTTTTTTATTAGAAGAGATAGTTTTCTTCATAAAGTCTAGTGCTTGTTTCTCGCTTCTAAACTTTTTCATAGCACTTACGCCATCGCTATAAATAACTTCGTAGTTTTCAGTAACTGATGATTCATCTAGTTTATCTAAACCCCAGTAGTTAGCCATGTCGTATTTTACTGGATAAATTGCTAAATCTCCAACATTACCTTCAGTCGCTTCTATGTTTTTAGCAAGATAGAAATCTCCAGCTCCTTCTTCGTAGCCCCAATCAGCTGCGTCTGCTTTCATTTCTTTCTTAAACATTTTAGCAATTTTCTTAAAATTACCAATAGCAATTATTTTTACAACATTATCATTATAATCTATACCCTTATCTCCTACTTTTAAATCTCCTTTAGCTTCAGTAACTACTGACTCATAGCCATCATATTCATATACAACTTTCTTGTTTCCTAATGCTGATGCCATAGCAGAAACTTCAATCCAATTTACTTTTTCGCCATCAGGTCCTTCCCACTTACCTTTACCAAGGCATGTGTAAGTGATACCATTGATTTCAATAGTTCTACCTGCTGGTGCCATCTTTATAGAGTTGCCGGCAGCTTTACCCTTGATTTCTTTTTCATTGTAGAAATCATCATATTCATCTTCATAATCGTCATACTCAGGCTCTTGATACCATGATTGGTTTGGATCTGATTCTGCTTCTTGAGTAAAATCATGTCTTTTCCAATTATACCTAGGATCTGTGACTAAAGCTGGAAAAAGAGTTTTGCGCTTTTTATCTTTAGTTTTTATTTTACCAAACGCTAAATCGATACCAAGTTGTCTTAATTCTTTAAATGAACCTTTCATTGTTTTAACGTCTTCTTCAGTATATCCGTTCATAGTTGCAACTAAGTCATAGTAATCCATACCGCCAAATTCTCCATAGCCTTCATAGTCTCTTTCTTTCCAAGAATTACCTTGGTTGTCGTACATGTAAACGTCTATTTTATTTTGAGGTTCTGAACCAATCTGATCTCCAGTATCTTGTGTCATCCATGAGAATTGACCTTCAGCTATCATTTTTTCATGTAACATTTGAGCACCTGTTGTTACAATATTTAAATAGCTTTCAGGAATTCCATTTGCAAAGTTATGAAGTTCTGGTTCGAAATCTGGCATACCACATGCATATCTTGGATATGTTGCACCTTCAGTATTTACAAGAATTGACATTCCATAATACTCTCCTAATTCGCCCCTTTCAGTATTACAATATAGTACGAATACTTGAGGAACTTGAACCTTAAAATTTGATTGCATAGGATAATCTGGATGACATCCTAATTCTTTAGTAGTATAGACTTCTAATGAATCTAATTCAGAAGAATATTTACTTAATTCTTTTAACGGGATAGAAGCTCTTTGATTAAATAGATCTCCCCAATAAGAAGGTTTTCTTAAAGAGTATTTTCCAGAAACTCTTTTATATACTTTATATAAATCAACGTTTTCATTCATTGAATTTACAAAGCTTTCAAATGTTTTTTTAGTGCTCATTTTTATTTGTATTTGTTTATTTAAACTCGGTTAGGCTTTATTTTATATTTAAATTTACCTTGTGTAATAGAATATATTTGTAATTCGCTAGTTTTTCCAGGTAATTTCTTGTAATAGTGAAAAGCTACTATTTCATGATCTTTAGACTCTATAAAAAGGAATGGAGTAGGTATATCTCCTACTGCTGAAATTACATCGTCTTGTATTTCAGTAAATGTTCTAACGGAAGGCTCAGTCTCTATTATACTTTTAATTTTTTCTGCAGTTTTAGAGTCACTTAGCTTTCCTAATTCTACGTCATTAAATTTAATTACTAATGCGCCGTTATCTTTATCTCCAGGACCTATTTTAAAATCTCTTTCACTAGAAGAAAGGGCCTGAATATCTGTCTTAGTTAAATTTTGAATATGCTTAAATCTTTTTCCACCTACAGTTCCCCATTCATTTATCCAACCTCCACCGGCAGCCATATCTTTACCATCTCCGTCCGGGTTGATTTCTTCAATATTATATTTTACTGCGTCATATAATGCCGTTAACT